AGCTTTTGAGATGTAAGCTCCAACACCTGCTTCTCCAAATAACCTGGGAGAGCAAACTCCTTATCTAACGGATTGATACACAGCTGTTCTGTTGTGTATTGAGGAGTGCCACAATCACATTCAGGATAGAGTAGTTCGTTAGGAACATCCTGCTCAAATAAAGCTACAAAACGTACAGCCTTAAGCAAAGGATTACTAACGTATAGATAGTCGTTACTTATCCAATAATACTCTTCCTTCTTAATGATGGGAAGTTTTAGAAGATTAATGTATCTATTGATGGTTATTTCCTTAATCTTTTTTCCTTGTCCACTCATGGCATTAATTGAATACACGCCTTGAATGACATATTGATAATTACCTTCTGCAATGCTTGGAAGCTTGGTTTTGCTTCTAGCCACTGTGCAAGGATCTACATAATCGCAACACTCAGAAATAGGAACTTCCACTAGCTCCAAACAAGGAATAGTGGTGAACAGGGTGTCTGTTGCCCAAAGCTTTCTTAAATTGGTTTCCCTTTTAATAAGCAATAGGCTATTGTTCCTTATTTCAGAAGCAATAGCCCTGTCCGTAATCAAGCTATCTGTAGACAGAAGCTTGTGGGCAGAGCGTACATCTGAAACTAATTTTCTTAACGTGGGCATTATAAATATTGTTTGAATATATTGGTCATTCCATCATGGTAGTCTATGAGGAATCCCGTAATCTCACCCTTGGATATTGTATATCCATTCTTGTCATCCCAAGAGCTTTTGGCTGTTGAGAAAGCAGGGAGCTGGTAGAACTTGATGCCATTAAAATCTAGGCTCATTTCATGATGTTTATCCCCTGTGAAGATGTAGAAGTGATCATGTTCTGACCAATCCTGCTTATATTCCATGGGAAACAAACCAGCTAGTTTGGCGGGCTTCAGAGCATCTCCATGGTTGAACATCATGGCTGATGTGCCATAACTGATGTACTTTCTATACCTAGGAGATATCTCAAAGAACACACGGTCTTCCTTTCTGTAATAAGTTTCTAACCAGCTAGCCAAATGCCATCCTACAAACTCATCGTGATTACCAGCTACAAATATCACATCCACTGATTCACAATGCTCAAGAAGCATGTTTATAACATTCACCTCGTGGTCACAAATCTTTTGAAAAGACTGGTGATAGGAGAGAATGTTCTGTTGAGGAGTGCCTTTTGTAGTGGTGTTTGTAAACTCACTATTAAACTCGTCAGACCCAATGATGTATTTAATATCTGTCAGATGGTTAGAAAGAGATGCTTGATGTAGAATAATTTCTAGTTTTTGTGCATAGTCATCAAACCTATCATCAATATCATTGTTTCCTCCTATGTCCAACTTGTTTAGATGAGAATCTTGTTTGTTTATCACTAGACAAGCTTCTGGTCTATCTTGCTCAACTTTGCGAGCTACTATCTGAGGAGCACTAGGTGTATAGGTGCTTAGGAAGGAAACAAATGAGTCTTGGAACACTTGCTCATCTTTTTTCTTGCCCAACCAGGCTTTCACTTGATAGTGTGGTTGGTCAGCATTTCCCCAGTAGTTTTGGACGTATTTAGTTATCTCCCACTTGTCTGTATCAATCTTGCATTTCTCAATCAGCTCTTCTAAACTCTTAATCTCTTCTTTGGTATTAACCACCACCTCACCTGTTCCCTTCTGTATATCCTCAAAAAACCTCACTATATGATCTTCCAAGTCTCCAATATAGTTTCCAATCTCAGCCTCATCTCTAGTACTTGTCGATTCTCGCAGCTCTTTCATCAACTCATCCACCTCATCCTCAGTGATTTGTAGTTTGTCTGCGTAGAACTTTTTGCTCTTTTTCCAGTGAAGCATCTGCTCCAGCTGTTGCAGAAGTGATTGATTTTCAGGCATTTAGAATTTAGTTTAGTTAAAATTGCCATAAAGGTACGAAAGTTTTTAATATTTTCCAAATTATTTTAACCTTTTCTGTTAACAAGGCTAACTAAATCGGTTATAAATAAAAAACTCCCCAGGGTAGAAACCCCAGGGAGATCACCCTGAAAACCAACAAACAGGGTTTTTTATAATAATATTGTAGTGGTAGTGGTGGTTGTACACTCACCATCAATAGTGATGTCTGTATAGTTTGTACAGAGCTCGCTGGCTGACATCACTCTTATAATTGTTGTTCCATTAGGAACTAGAGATGTAGTGTATCCAGCTAAAAGAGCTGCTTTAGAGACACCTGTTTCAAAAGCAGATATAAACCCATCTACATCTGAGTAGAGATTGAAAGGTCCTGTATCAGGTCCAGCAGACGTTAATGTTATTGTTACAATCACGGTAGAGTGGTGGTTGTTGTAGTGGTTGGAAGACAACCATTTACAAGTTCACAAAACTGAACATTGAATGTTGGGTTGATTCTGAAGAGCAAAAGAACAGCAGCAGCAATGGTTTCAGGACAAATCTTTTGATCTATTTCCTGAAGTGCATCCTGTAGATTTGTTCCAGTGCTTACACCAGCACACGGAAGGTTGGGTCCATCATATATAACATACTCAGAATCAATACATGGTGTAGTGCAAGGACCCATCCCCTCTGGGTATACAGGGCCCTTTGTAGGACCAAAACAAGGCATTCCTGGTAAACAAGCCATTTATATTAGTTTTATGGGATGTACATAATGTAATAACACGCAAGCACAGGAGGGATGTTATTATGAGACTGACCACCACCTGTTGGGTCATTAACTACACCTACAAAGATTCCTGTAGTTTTTGTTTCGCTTTTTCCAATCGTAGGAACATTGTTACTACCTGTCATTCTATAAGAAAGATCAGTTTCTAAATCATGTCTGAAATCAATAAATGTAGAGGATGTAGGATCTGGAGCAGAAGAACCACTAGCAATAGCACCTACTAATAGGTGATTATGTCCAGGATCTACAAGTGTTGTAACAGCTGTGTGCGTGTGTGAAGGAATCTGTGCTGCAGATGTAAGTGTAACAGTGTTAGCTCCTGTTGTTGTGTTTAGAGCATAATTGGGGTTACCAGCAATGCTTGGATCAACAGCAGGATTGAGAGCACCACCACCAGGAACTGCTTGAATAGCTCCTACAGGAATTCTTCCACGTTTGTCAGGTGTGCCATTAGCACCATTACAGAGATAGATGTCCTCAAATCCATTAGCAGGGATTCCTATACCAGCACCATTAAAATTAGATAGAGATCCATAATACTCCACCAATGTATAAGGCACCATTCTATCTTTATATTGTACAACAGGAGCAGGAGTGCACGCTGCCACTAATGCACATAGTTCTGATTTCTTTACATAGTTAGTTTCAACATCTATTACAAAAGCATCAAAGTCATCTATTAATGTACAGAGCTTTGTAATAACAGCCTGAAGAACGTTATGTGTACCAGAAGTGGAAGTGACACCATCTAAACACTCCACTGTGTAAGGAGCTTCAATTACAGCAATATCAGCTACAATAGCATCTATTTGCTCTTGTAACTCACAAGCAGCCTTGATGAGTGCAATGAAAAGGTTGGTGGCATTAAGATCTTCACAATCAGGAAGATGTTGTTGAACCAACTCACAAATAATAGCTGGGTCAATGGTGGGCTTAATTCCTGTACCATCTAAAGCAGCAGTGAGAAAAGTGATGAGAGCTTGCTCTATATAAGATAGAGAATCTCCGTGTTGAATACCTAAGAGGGGAACATCCACTCCTGTATATCGTACGCACTGGTCTGATACTATCTCAGCACAGCCGTTAAAACAATTAGAACAGTTCTTCGTAGACATCTATTTTGATTTTAATTTGTTCAAAAACGAATCAACATATATTGTGGTGGTTGTGCTAGTGGTGGTAGTGTTGGGCACAGGATTGGGAGGGACACAGTTGTATGGGTAGTAGTATGTTACCACCTCTTCAATACAACAGTCACAAACTGCTCCCCAAATCATTTGCTTATCAACAGTTTAACTCTACTAGCAATTATCTCCACCGTAAAACATTTAGCATAATCTGGATTACAAAACTTGTACGTAAGAATACGTTTATAGTTCAGTAGGTCTAGAATAGCTCCAGCTGGGACAGGTTGGTTTAAAGAGAACACAACATTATTGTATAGATTGCTTGCTAGCTTTTTCAACTTGCAATCAATATCATCCAGTAGTGCTGGGATGGTACTACAGGCTACACAATCTGTTAATCTTGGAGATAACATGTTTAAAACCTTTTTTTATTTTGTTTATTTCTGCATGACATCCTCCACAGAGACCATCTATTAATTGACATCCGCAGCCAAATTTAGCTCCGCATTTTCTACAAGTTGCCATATTATTGGAAGTTTAATACGTAGTTGGTTCCAGAGCACCCACAATTATTCTTGATGAAATTGTTTAACATCATGTTTGCCTGGTTGTATAGTTTATTTGCTTCAGCTACAGCACAGTTGTTTGCAGCAGCAATAGCGCCTTGAATGAAGAAATAAACAGTGTTCAAGTCCACCTTTTGTTGGGTTTTAATAGCCCTATCACATTCCATCATATCTAGCTTCATAAAGGCCTCATCAAACTTCTCCTGTAACACTTCCACACGAATGATTGTTTTTTCAACAAAGTTCTCGTAAGAAGGTGCCACTGAATATTTTAATTTGTATACACCATCAGGAAGAGGAAGAAGAGGCTGACCAAATGTTGTTAAGCCAAGAGATAGAGAGTTGAATATGTTAAAATCGTTAACATTAAAAGGAAGACTCACCACATCAAAACCAGGAACTGTAATCTCAATTGTGGGAGAGGAAACAACAGGGGGATTAGTGGGATAGATGGATGCATCTGCCACCCCTAATGTAAGGGTGTTGTATGTAGGCACCACCAGTATATCTAATTGTAAAGCCATGTTGCTTTTAAATAAATAAGCCAGAGGATCTGAGTTTTAATCCTCTCACCTCTGGCTTAGGTTAATATGATATTGTTTGCTAGCCTACTATTACGGAATCAGGGTAGATGTTGTAGTAGTAGTTGGCCAAATCGTAGTGGTGGTAGATGTGGTGGTTACACATGAATTGTCACCAGGAATTGTACCAAGAGCAGCAGTTAGAATGTCATTTACAGAAGTAGCAGCTGCAGAACCATTCTCAACAGCAATGATCACTGTGCTATCTTCCATAATGTAGTCACCCCACTGATATTCAGACTTGTTATACTCATTGAAGCGGATGTAATAGGTATCATAGTTAGTACCATCACTCACCCAGCTTTCAAAGTTCTCGTTGTAACCAGCCATTCTGTAAAGGTGCTTCAAATAACCAGCTTGATAGCTGTAGAAGTTCTTCTCCAATTGAGCAATCTCACCAGATGTACCAGTTGGGTAAGATGCACGTTGAATGATAGTGGCATCTGCTACAATGTTACAAGCATCAGCAACGATGAAGTCAGCTGTTGTAGCTGGTCCATTGTACACGAATGTACGGAACCACATACGGTCATACTCCCAAGGGAATGCTGCAACATCACAAGGCTGGCCATACTTAGTTAGAGGCTTACCACTAATGCGAAGGATTGCATTCTGATCATTTCCAATACGTTGGAACTGATAGAATGTGTTGAAAGAAATGTTGTCTGGGTTGTTACCAGGAGCCTGGAGTTCAAGCTGATAGATGAACTGATCGATAAGAGCAGGTACATCTACAATTGTGCAAGGATCTCCACCACAATCACAACAAGGAGCTTGAACAGTTACACTACGAGTGAAACCGTTAAAGTACAAAGTGTCAATGTAGCTAGAATGTGCACGAAGTGTAAGGGTAACAATGTCACCACACTGTACATTCCATCCAGATACATCAGTCACCTGTGTAGCGGCTGTAGGGCAACCAGTCACCTTGTAGAATTCTGTAACGTTAGAATTACAGTTTGCTGTAGGGCAACCTTTGATTTTATCTGAACGCTTAGAGCCTTGCAGATAAGTGTTTGTACGACCTTGTGCTACATAGAAGTAGGGAGAGGCAGCGATGTTGGCAGCAGTGGCAACTGTATAGTCACTCTTGAAGAAACCAACTTTGCCTGGGATTAGATCTTGCGTAGAACCGCTATTGGCAATACTGGCATTTTGTCCAGAACCAACAGGAACCACGAAGAGCGTAGTTAATGAAAAATCGGCCATTTTGTTTTATTTTAAATGTTAAGAAAAATCTATTCGTTTGTCTGAATTCTTAGTATGGAGCTTTGTACAGCAGATTGATTCTCAGTGTACATAGCTAAGTTCTGCACTGTCAAATCCAGTAGTTCATCTTCTAAATACAGTTCAAGTTCGCAGTCTTCATCAACTGATGGTTGCCCGTCTATCATAACATATCCTGTCTTATTGATGTATTTAGGATAGCGCATGTAGGACATATATATCTTACTAGGAGTGAAGATACCATCAGTGAAGATGGATATTTCATCTGTAGAAAGGAAGTTGAAAGTTTCCTGGTATTCAAAAGAAGGCCTGTAGTGGTCATTGTTCAGAATAAACTGAAGGTCACCATGTTTAGCCAGGTCTCTATTTATCCAGATCTTTCTGTCCTTACACACCCCTTTGTCAGCTAGTATATAACTATCAATGTAGAACATATACTTAGGATCAAGTGTGTGTAGATTAGCAAACCATTGATTTAGTTCAGCGTTCTTGAGAGTGAGGGTGAGAGGTTGGTGATTGTACGTAACCACTAAACTCTGTAAGTCTTCGTAGCGCTTTTTAAAGGAGTCTAGTCCTAGGCCA